TCTCTTGCATCGTATCATAAATATTATATTGAACGAAAAATACACTTTGCTAAATGGACAAAGCGACCAACACCTAATTGGTTCGCAACTGCTGTGAGTAATAATGCCAACATATCAATTTCTTAATACAGAAACAAATGAAGAATTTGAAGTCTTTATGAAGATTTCAGAGCGTGAAGAATATCTAAAAAGTAATCCACATATTCAATCCGTTTTAACTGCACCATCCATAGTGTCTGGTGTATCCACATCAAACTCCAGAACCGGTCGTGTACCTGAAGGTTTCAAGGAAGTATTGTCAAAGGTTGCGGAGAAACATCCAACATCTAAGGTTGCTCAACGATACGGAAAGAAATCTATCAAACAAATTAAGACCGAACAAATCATTAAAAAACATCTAGGATAACCGAAGTGAATTTTTGTCATGTAAAACTAGATGCTCTCAATTTTGACCTTGAATCGGTAACAACCGAGACAGGTAGAACATACAAGACACCGAGTGGTAAAGAATATCCTTCTATCACTACGGTGTTATCGTCTTACAATAAACAAGCCATATACGAATGGCGCCAAAGGGTAGGAGAAGAAGAAGCAAATCGGGTATCTCGCAAAGCATCCAATCGTGGCACCAAATTGCACAATACAGTTGAAAAGTATTTGCTCAATGAAATGTCACCATTGCAAATGCACTCAATGATGCCTGACACCAAAGAATTGTTTCTTAAATTAAAACCATTTTTAGATAAACATGTAAACAACATCTATGGCATCGAGCAACCCTTGTTTAGTGACGAATTACGCCTTGCAGGAAGGTGTGACTGTATTGGAGAATGGGACAACCAAATCTCTATCATTGACTGGAAGACCGCAAACTATTCCAAAGAAAAAGACCAAATTGCCAATTATTTTATGCAAGCCTCAGCCTATGCAGAAATGTTTGGAGAACGAACTGGACTTACCATCAACCAAATCGTGATTGCGATTGCGGTTGAAAATTCACCACCACAAATTTTTATAGAAGAAAAATCTAAATACTTACCTGAGTTAAAAAAGTATATTGGCAAGTATTGGGAAAAGGCTTGACTTTTTTCAGTAAATACGATATACTAATAAGAATTCGATGAAGGTAATTGAAATGTGTTCTGGACGGCGGTTCGATTCCGCCCACCTCCACCATAAGGGGATAAAATGGATGACGATACAACAAGATTTGGAATTGGATTAGTAATAGTCGTGTTCATAATGATGCTTGTCCTTTTATGATGGGGGTGACCTGGTTTCGACAGGGCAAAGAGTAGAAAACTGGAGAATCGGCAAAGCTAAAGCCGTTAGGGTTGAGGATACTCGGCCGAAGAAGCAAATCAAAGTAAACGCAAACGATGAAAAGTTCGCATTAGCAGCCTAAACACTGCTTAGGGTTTGGTGGTTCACCTCGTAACAGAAGAACCACCTTTAAAAGGATTTAATATGCATCATAAGAAAAAGAAACCTAAGAATTCAAGAGCAGGTTGTTTGATGTGTAAACCAAATAAGATGAACGGGTGGAATAAAGAGAAACTTGGTCATACTGGCTTTGGTAAATTAAAAGATGTGATTCATTCAAAAGATGACCTAAAAAATGAAAGTTTATATTAACAACTACAAGGACCATTGGATTAGTCCTTACACAATTTTGGATTACATGTTCTTTTGGACAGATTGGTCTAAATGTAGTCGAAACCGCGGTCTCGATATGGCAATCAAAGAGATGAACGGTGAATACAAATACATTGAACATCCAGAGTGGGTTGAAACTTGGTCTGACCGATTGACGCCTATCAGTAAAGCAATTCAATGGGTTTGGGATAGAGTTGACCGTAAAATTAATTATGTGAAGATTGACCGATGGGATACTTGGTCAATGGACCACACTCTCTCGTATATCATTCTTCCAATGTTGAAACAATTGCGAGACAGTAAACATGGTGCACCTCATGTTGATGATGAAGATGTTCCAGAAGAATTGAAATCAACATCTGCACCTAAAAAAGAAAATGAGTGGGACACCGACAACAATCATTTTAAAAGATGGGATTATGTCCTCGATGAAATGATTTTTGCATTTGAACATAAGGTTGATGATTCATGGGAGGATGCATATCGTTCTGGTGAACTAGACATGAAATGGGTACCAGTTGACAAAGATGGCAAAGAGGTGCCAAAAGGTGAACATAAATTTTACCAGATGAAAGATGGACCGAATCATACTTTCGAATGTGACTATGATGGTATGCAAAAAGTTTATGACCGTATGCAAAATGGATTCCGTCTTTTTGGTAAATATTACCAAGGTTTGTGGGATTAAAACCACTAAATAAAAGACTGGCATACACACAATTGCCAGTTACACACTTAACACACAGGAGGTATTATGTCTAATATGACACCGTTCGAAATTCGCCTCGAACTTTTAAAAATGGCGAAAGACATGCTCGAGCAAGACTACTATGCTCAACGAGAGAAAGTCAGTAACGAATGGTCTGTTAAGGCCGATGTTGCTAGACAACATGGACAAGCAGTCCCGGAACATCCAGGATTTCCCGCTTATCCTAGTGAAACCGATGTAATCAAAAAAGCCACAGAGCTAAACGGTTTCGTTTCACAAATCCCATCTACACAAGAAAAGACTAGCAAAAAGTCCACCTGATACGGGATTGGGCCGTGGATTATTTTATCTACGGTCCTTAACTAATTAAGGAGAAAATATGCGAAGTAACATTTTACTTTCAAGTATTCTACTATCGTCATTGATAGTGATTGCATCAATTGTGATGACAGGCAACACCAGGTATTTTTTACCACTAAATGTCGAATATCACACATTGAGTAAACCAGTTCAGAAACAAGTAGATTGTTTGGCAAAAAACATCTACTTTGAAGCCGCAAGTGAACCAAGAGACGGAAAAGTTGCAGTTGCCATGGTTACATTAAACCGATTGGCTACAGGTAACTATGCCAATGATATTTGCGGTGTTGTAAACCAAAGAACAAACGGCACATGTCAGTTCAGTTGGGTGTGTTTATCACCACAGAGCTTGACAATTAGAGACAATATGTTATATAATGACATTCGTAATCTAGCAGTAACGATATTGTTTAATTATGAAAGTATCAAGGATGTCACATATGGCGCAACCTATTATCATGCTGACTATGTGAATCCTAATTGGGGTTTGCCAAAGACTACAAAAATTGGCAGACATATTTTTTACAAATCAACTAAAGATGCAGATAAAAGTAAAGGAATCAGTATATGACAGATAAACTAAACATCATTAACGATGGTAAAGTTTTTATTGTTGGCGTAACACTTATCGTTCTTGCCGCAATTATTGGCGTAACAATTTATAATGTAAATGACCGTAACCTAATGGCAAAAAATATTGATAGTGCGATTGCAAAAGGTATGGATCCAATTTCTGTTCGTTGTTCTTATGTAACACATTCGGACAATATTTGCGTGGCGTATGCCGCTTCGCCAAAAAAGTGATTTTAAAAGGAGTATATTATGGCAGTTCAACAACTTACTATCAACCAACTTTCACAACCTGACCGTGAAAAACTTTTCAAGATTGTTCAGGAATGTTCCAATTCGATGACTCGTATCGAAGGTGAGAATGATTATATTCGTGAAGCAATTGCTGAAACTGCAAAACAAATGCAACTGCCTAAAAAACTTGTTGCAAAATTAGTGAGGGTTTATCACAAGCAAAACTTTGATGAAGAAGTTGCTGTGCATGAACAATTTGAAAATCTTTATGAATCGGTGGTGAAATAATGTCTAAATTTACTTTTATTTGTCAAGAAGAATCTATGCCTTTTGCTCATAGTGTTCAAACAAAAAGAACCGTTGAGTTTGAGGCAGAAACCTTGAATGATATTGTGAATGAATTTGAAATGTTCTTGCGTGGTGCAGGATTTCATTTTGATGGTAATTTGGACATTGTTGATGAATCGCAATGGGAATCAATTTCAGATGAAGAAGATGACCGTGAAGAATCAAATCAACGATGGGCATCAACCGTTCATTCTCTAATGAACCCTCCTAAATTTCGTGCAAATGGATGTGAGGTTTGTGGACTTGATAAAAGCATGATGAAGTCTCATAATTGTTATGATGATAATTGTCCTGTTCACGCACCAAAATCAGTATGCACAAGTGAGGCATAATGCCAACAAAAGATGAAATGGCAAAGTTTGCCAAAGCCATTGACGCTCTTGTTTCTAAAACCGACTACAATTACATTGAAGCGATTGTAGAATACTGTAAACAAACAGGACTTGAAATTGAAGTGGCGGCATCATTAGTAAATGCTAACTTGAAGTCTAAGTTAGAAAATGATGCCATGGATAATAATATGTTGAAAGAAAAAAGTTCTCGTTTACCACTATGACTGGTTATGAAGCATTTGGATTATATCAAGCACTAAAACTACATTTCACACAGGAGTCCTACGATTTCTTCAAATACAATGGCAAGTCCAATGTAAGCGTTACGGCATTTGAGAATCGTAGAGACAAATACCACTTTTACAAACTTTCTCGGAAATATTCCAACAAAGAAGAACTTACCGATTTCATTGTTGCCAATATGTTGGTAAGTGAAAAATCTTGGGTTGGAGACTTGTTAAGTGAAGATGCTGATGTGAGATACAGAACACGAAAGAAAACTCTCCAAAGTCTTTCCTATGTGTTTGAGAATGATTGTAGAACTATATTTGAGGGACTGGATGACCCAAATTCGGTAATCAAAACTGATGGTGATTACCCGGTATTATTGACAAAAGCATTGCGTGGTGAAGTATCAATCGAAACTCTCTGTATTCTTAATAGTATTTTAAATTTCTTCCCCATGTGGAACAAAAAGATTACCGATACGATTCGATGGCCTGATTATAGGCGTAAATGTGAAAAGTATGCCTCATTTTTACCACAAGATGTTGTAAAATTCAAAATGATACTCAAAAAGGTTTTAACATGAAAAAATTATATCTCGACATGGATGGTGTCCTCACAGATTTTGAAGGTGCGTTTTCTGCCAACTACGGACCAGAAACACTTAAAAATCGTGACAAGAAATTGTGGACACAAGAATGGCCTGATTTCATTTTGAACAAGAAAGGTTTTGAAACACTACCATGGTGGCCAGGTGGTCAAGAATTGGTGAGGTTTGCCAAAGAACTTGAGAAAAAAGGAATCGAGGTCGAAATGCTTACTTCATCTGGTGGTGAAAAATATCACAATGAAGTAATGGAACAAAAAATTGCTTGGTTAAAAAAATACGATATCGCATTTAAACCGAATGTGGTACCAGGTCGTAGGCATAAAAGAGATTATGCAGGACCAGGCATCGTTTTGGTCGATGACACCAAAGATGTTATTGACGCTTTCAATAAGGCAGGCGGCATCGGTATTCTTCACAAAGATATCGGTGAAACTATTGAAAAGATTAAAACCCTGCTTGCATGAACACTAAATATATGATATATTATGTTTATGTGGATAAGTCGTTTATATACCGTTAATACTCCGTTTATACGAAAGGAAA